AAAGTAAGCACCTACGTGGGTATAACCAACTCCTGATGTACCAGTATTCCTATTAGATGCTATACCAGTATCTACATTAACTGGGGAAGCTGTTCCAGACCATATGTCGTTTAGTGTGTGACCAGAGGTAGCGTTAAACTTGATGTTTATGTTTTCCTCAAGAAGCTGATCTTCGCCTGTAATTTCAATCTCAGCTGACTGAGTTGCAAAGTTATCTGTGGACCAACGGAAGAAGTCTTCGTCACTACCAGTCTTTAGGGTTGTAATCTTAACTTTAAAGGTCTTGTTTGAGCTTGTACCGTTGTAGTGGCCAGTAAAGATAGCATCGTCCAGACCAGTGCCAGTGTGTACAGTATTAGCCTCACCGATAGTATCCCCAGAGTTGAAGTAGCTAAAAGCTCCAGACAAGGCAATGTTGTTACTATTAGTAATAGTCTGCGTACCGTTAACAGTTAAATCGCCATCTACAGTAATATCAGCGTCAAAGTGTGAATTACCAGTTACCCTAAATACTTCGAAGGTATGATGTTCTATTTCTACATAGACACAACCACCTGATGCAGATGAAACCAAACATAAGCCAATATCTGTAGCAAAATATGGATATGAAGGTGCGGCTTCCTGTAATGTTCCAGCCGTTACGCCAACATGAACTCTTTCACCAGCAGTCAATGATGATGTATCAAAGAAAACAATACCACCAGTTACAACAAATCCTGTTGAACTATTAGCTATATCTGTAGAAAGAACGCCTACTGCATAGCTGGCTTCAACTGTACTAGACGCACTTGCTGGTGCAATCGTAGGTATAGAACTACTTTCACCAGTTAGATACACTGGCGTTCCAGACGTAATGGTTGACCCAGTATCGTTGTAAACACGCAATAAACTATCTTGACCTGTATGTACTGTAATTGCGCTATCGCTGTTATAATATGCTAAACTGTCTCTTGTTTGATCATAGAAAACACGACCTTCAGTGTGGGAAGGGTTTGAAGATGCTGTTTTAAAGTCTAAATATTCGTCAAACTGTGTGCCAGTTACATTTCCAGATGCATCAAGATAGTTTGCTTTAGAAGAAGGTTGAGTTACAAATACAAACTTCTTTCCAGCTGACCAACTAACTGCATTATTACTGTTAGAAGATGATAGTATTGTTGTACGTGCTAAAGTGGTTCCAGAAGCAGTGTACGTGCCAATACCAACTTCCCAGTCGCCACCATCAGTAACAGTGTAGTAAGTAGTATTACCATTACCGATAGCAGAGAATGATTGAAAACCAACTTCAGCACCTGCTAATGTGTAAGTCCCAGTACCAGTTGTAGTAGTTGTTTCTTTTACACGATCTTTAATAACAAGTGCCATAGTTTATTCCTTAAGATGGATCAGGGATACCAATATCAAATGAAGCCAATGTAAATGTGTTACCACTTGTAACTGACTGTGATGCTGTAAGAGCCGCTGTAGCTAACAAACGTGTGTTAGTTGTGTCTACTAGAGCGTAGTGAGTAACTGTACCTGTACCTGTAATTGAGCCGTCTGAGATAGCTGATACAGTGACTTTACGTCCACCACCAGTACGATCCGAAGGAGCCGCAATGGAAAGTGAGGTAGAGTTACCTAGTGATAGTGTAGATGTAGCCGCCGCATAAGTTGTAGCTTCTGCTGAAGTTACGTGAACTACGTTTGCTTCTGTGTCTAGTATGGTTAAACCATTATCAAACACTCTGTTGTCTAGAAATGCCATTATTATTCTTCCTGTTCTTCAAGAGCTTCTTGCTCTTCTGTTTCTGTTTCCCTATCGGGGTCATAATTTAGGTCTGCTATGTCCATAAGGTTTTGTATAACCTCTGGATGGTCACTAACGCTAATATCTGCGCCGTTAAGGTTACGCAAGAACCCTGCAATTTCACGTAAGTCGTGAGGTGCAACATCGCCAGCTTCAATAGTCGGCATTAACGAATAGTCCAGACCGTTCAACTCCCACAGTCTCTCGACTAACTGCTTATTGAGGACATCGACAATTTGCTGGATGTAACTCTCAAGTGCGCGGAGGAACAAGTCTGTCTTGCTCTTCGACAAAGCGTATGAACCGCCTTGACTACCAAGCATTAGGAACTCTGACAAGACACTCCTAGCAATATCGTGTTGATACCTTTTTACTATGGGGTCAATGTCTATGTTCCTAGAACCACTTGAAGACATAAGCTCCACATCAACTAACCTAATATTAGTAGGACTTCCATCCTTATCAGGGTATGTATCTGAAGGAGTAATTATGTAACCTTGTTCATTAAACTTAACGTCACGTAGTATCTGCTCAAGATTAGACTTAAACTGTACTTGTGATGATGTAGCGTCTGGAGATAAGTACTCCGAGGGAATACGAGCTACAGGTATACCTGCTAACTCTCGCTCTACAGCAATCGCTTCAATAGCTTGTAAGTTATTAAGATACTCATAAGAAGTATAAGCGTTACGCAAGATAGAACGCCCACTAGGATCTCCGTTAAGGCTAGTAGTACGATAGTACAAGCTCTTACGAGAAGGGATATAATGTTTCGTAGTACCTGCATAACCACCATCTTGATAGACACCTTGTATGTCACCAGTCTTATTATCTACATCAAACCTAGATACTGTCCAAGGTGCGCGCATTGCTATCTTACGTACACCCATTCTACCATCAGTATACTTAGATCTCTTCTTATCATTTGATTGAGTAGGACCAACTCTGCGTTTGTATACTACTTCGAACCATGCAAAGCCATACGACAAACAAGATAGAGCTTCAGCTATGTGATCGTCTAGCGTATGATCCATATCACATAAAACACTCTCAACAAAGTCAGCTTCGCGTTTAGCTTCCTCAGAATCGTCACAAGGACATACTTTTAAGTCTACATCTCGTAAAACCTGTTCTGTAGCGTACATAACTGCACCAATAGTACTGTCATTATCACGCATTTCACGGTACTTTCGTATCGCTTTTTTGCCTCGTAACTCAGGCAGAAACTCATCAGACCTTATCTGACCGTTAATTGTATTTTCACCAGAGACACCTAGTATCGCTGTCGATTCCGTCTGTGAGAGTTTCTTTACCATTTTACTTTAAGCCTTTAGCGTTAGAATATGCCAGAACTAGCTGTGGTTTTGCATATCCATTAAGTGATAGATCCGTTATAGCCCATACCATTGCATCAAGACGGTCTGGTGAGCCTGTGGACCCTAAAGGTTCCCACTGTACCATCTGATCCTCTAAATCATTCAATCCTTTGACGTGTTTGACTTTACCTTGCTCATATAAAGCAGAGACAGGTTCAGCACGAGCCATTTTGCCTCTACTTGCGTGTACAAGTTTGACTGGCACGTTTTCGTCTTCAGTGTGCAGAGTGTGACGCACCATATCTCCACCTTGGTTCTTCTCCGCTACTATGCGGTCAGCCATGTGTTTACGATATAACTCAATGGCTTTAGATGCCCATTGTTGCGGTGTGTAACGATCAGTGTGATCTTCTAATACGTAGGCTACTCCATTAACATCTATGCCAGCGACAATCATACCAGTCATATCACTATCAGTATTGGATGTAACCGAAGGGTCGATGGAAATTATGATACGTGCTAACTGAGGAACTTCGTCCTTGTCTATCTCACATGAATGTAGGAGTTTCCTATTCCAAAGCGCACCTGACGCTTCGTCTAATACTTCTGCATATAATTCTTGCCTACCAAGACGTGTGCCTTCATAGGTCTTCTTAACTGCATCTAAGAAAGTGCCAGCTAAGTTAGCCGCATTATCAAAG